TAATGGTTCAAGAAGAAGAGCTAGGTGAAGGTACGTTTTAATGTTTAATTGCGAGAAAGGGCCTCCTTGCCCTAAAGACCACGAGGAGAATGAAGATGAATTGGATTTTAACGATTAGGAATTAATAATGGCTTATATAATTTGGAATAGAGATACTGGACAATATCAGGTTGAGGATAATGTCTATAAGGCGCAATCTATGGCGCAGCGGATGGGCGGTAACGTAGCAGTCACCCCTCTCGAACAGCATGTACTTAACCTGACCAATGGATTGCCTTTCGACCCTGACGGTGGAGAGTATGACTATGAGACTGCGATACGTATGGGCGTTCAGCCTAACGAAAGAGGTAAATGGCCTAGTCGTGCCCCTAACGGACAATTGCTTAAGGGTGCTGGACATGAGACGTTTCATAAGACTGTAGCGGGAGAGGCACAGGCAGGATATGAAATTCATAAAGGTGATGATGGTAAATATTATTCAGAGGCCAGTCTCCCTCCACCCACTATACCTGAGCCAGTTTTAGGAGAGAGTATTGATGATGTTTTAGCTCGAAGAGATGCTATGGAAGCAAATCAACAAGCGAGCGTTGCACAACAGGAGGAGGTAGATAGAATTAACGCTATGGTCTCCGGCCTCTATGCTCAGAACGATGCTGATGCTCGACGCAATGCAGCTCTGGCACAGAGCGACGCTGTTGAGAAACAGCGTTGGTATGACCAGACTATGAGTAACATTAATGACCGAGTGGCGTTTGGTACGCAGCAGGCACTTCGAGATCAGTCGTTATTGGCTAACTCTCAAGGTGTATCTGAGGAACAGCTTCGTGGGCCTAATTACTACGAGACTCAAGCCCACCAATTTGGCCCGAGCGTGCCGCTTGGAGAATCGTTACCTGTTGGTGATCCGTCTCCGCCACCTGCATCTTCCCCTATTGAAGAACAGAAGACAATTCTTAAACAGCAGTTGGGACAACCTACTAAGATTTGGGATTGGGACAATCCTAACATTCGTACCTATAGCACTTATGGTGACCAACCTCGACCACCAACCCCAGAGCGCACTCCTGGAGTACCGGGTGTAAACTTTATACGCCCTCCTACTATCCCATCCAATGTGGTAACAGACGGGTATGGTGCTCCAGTTAAAACATCCTCAGGTTATCTCACACATCGTACTGATGAGCAGATCGCTCAGGACGAGAACGATCCGTTCTGGTGGATGTGATGGAATCACTCGGTAATATAATGGCATCGGGCTCTCATGAGTCTGCGCCTATGATTCGTAACCAGTTTGCGGATATGCTCGATTCCGATACAGGGCGAGATAGTATCTTCGTAGGTAAGTATTCGGAGAACCCTATTGGTACCAAGTTGCCGGAGGGGGTTTTTATGGCAGAGGATCCAATTGGCACGTTCTATACAACCAATCTGGATAAGGCAGAGCAGTTTCGTGCCAATCCCTCATCCGTAGGAGATCTGCTTGGATACAATCAGCCTAAGAATCCCAACGATCCAGATTCTAAGGTCGTTGCAGCATTTGACAAGTTGGGCAATCTCCAGCATCTTGAGGCTACTAATGTAGAACAGGCACCGCATGTTCGTATGAAGTATCACAATAGCGGGTATCCCAGTTCTCAGGTTGCATCTCCAGAAGAGGGAATCATGATGAGAGAGCAAGAGAATCAGAGATTAGGTAATATTTATGGATGAGTCCTATAAAAAGCGTATGAGCAATTGGACTAATCAATCTGAGGAAGTTCGAAACGAAATGCTTGATAGATTATTCCCTAAGAAGGATGTTAATCCTATTATGCAGCTAGGTCATGTTGTGTATACAACAGGATATGACGAACCGTTTGAGCGACTTACTGGGCTTTCTCCACTCAGGTTCTTATTCTCTAAGGACTATGATAAATCGCTGCATATGGAAACAGCTGGAAATATGCACCATTTCTCTGGTATTGGTAAGGATGGGATTCCTGAGAGACAACGAGCATACATTGCCTCTCTCCCGAAGCTAGGAGAAATTTATCCTAGGGATACGAATCCTGGTACTCCTTATAATGACGCTAAAAATTACATTGGTGGTTATGAGTATATTCAAAATCTTCCAGAAAGGATTCGTGAAGATCCTGCTCAATTAGAGCAAACAGTTAATGACTATGCGTCTAATTCAACGCTCTATCAGTATGTTAAAGATTATATGCATGGACGTGGAGATAAAGCACGAGCTGATGCACGAGGTAACATTGATGGGGTCTTAGGTGCATATCGAGATATCGAAGAGGGTGTGCCGATGCCTCAGTTACTAGACGACTATGTTAAGCTAGGTAAGATTTATGCGAATGATAAATATCCGCATGATGGGTTTTAAGTATTTGCAATTAATAATTAGCAAGGCTAATATTATATAAGATTACGTCAGATAAAATACTATGTCAGATTTAAAAGCAGAGCAGAACTGGAAGCAATACATCCGGGCACGAGACGCAGGACATTCCGATTATGTTAAGGACGCCAAGCGATATGATAACTTTTATTCTGGCGAGCAGTGGGACGTTAAGGATAAAGCGAAGCTTGATCAGCAAGGTCGTCCCGCTCTGACGATTAATACAATTCTCAGCACAGTTAACACTGTGTTGGGTGAGCAATCCTCGAATCGAGGAGAGATCTCTTTTAAACCAAGACGTAATGCAGTCCAAGAGACTGCAGATGTGCTAACTCAGTTGGCCATGCAGATTGGGGATAATAACCAGCTTGATTGGCTTGAATCACAAGTATTCAGCGATGGGATTATCCAGGATCGTGGCTTCTTTGACATTCGTATGAATTTCGATGACCATGTTGAGGGCGAGATTAAGATCGCAGCATTGGATCCACAGGATGTCGTATTGGATCCGGATGCCAAGGATTATGCACCTGAGAGTTGGAATGAGATCACAATTACTCGCTGGTACTCTCTCGATGACATCGAGATGCAGTATGGTAAGAAGAAGGCTCAGAAGTTAAGAGATATTGTTGCGAGTCGTCAGGACTATGGCGAGGACTCTATTGTTTATAACGAGTCGAGCTTTGCTACTGTGGATGGGCTTAATACTGCGTATATTGAGAATGACCCAGAGACAGAACGCACCATTAAGAAGGTGCGTGTAATTGACCGTCAGCAGCGTAAATTACAGATGGCTGAGCATTTTGTTAACCCTCAGACAGGTGACATGCGTCTCATCCCTGAGCACTGGGAAAGAGAACAGGCCCAGTTCTTTGCACAACAGTATGGGCTGGTTATCACCAAGAAGCTGATTAAGCGAGTTCGTTGGACAGTTAGCGCTGACCGCGTGTGCCTGCATGACGATTGGTCTCCTTATAGTGAGTTTACAGTTATTCCTTATTTCCCTTATTTCCGTAGAGGCAAGCCTTTCGGGATGGTTAAGAACTTGATCTCCCCACAGGAGCAGTTGAATAAGGTCAGTTCGCAACTACTGCATGTGGTTAATTCCTCTGCAAATGGCGGTTGGATTACCGAGCAGGGCTCACTTGCCAATATGACTCCAGATTCATTGGAGCAACGTGGTGCTGAGACAGGCCTTGTCATTGAGGTGCATAAGGGTGCAACTCCTCCAGTTAAGATTACTCCGAATCAGATTCCTACCGGATTGACCAACATTGCTGAGACAGCGATGCATAACATGAAGGAGATATCAGGAGTGTCTGATGCAATGCTCGGTATTGCCAGCTCTGAGGTCTCGGGCGTAGCGCTACAGCAGAAGCAGATGCGTGGAGCGATTCAGATACAAGGGCCATTGGATAACTTGGCGCGAACCAGATATATTTTGGCAACTCGTATGCTTGAGTTGATTCAGAACTTCTATTCCGAGCCCCGTGTGATTCAGGTTACCAATTATCACGATCCTGCACAAAATTCACAGACAGTATCGATTAACCAGCCAACTCCTGCTGGAGAGGTTATTAATAATGTCACTCTTGGCGAGTACGACGTTGTTATCTCTACTGCTCCGGCGCGGGATAATTTTGATGAGTCTCAGTTCGCTGAGGCGCTATCTCTGCGTCAGGCTGGGGTTATGGTACCGGACGATGCTGTGGTTGAGTATTCACATCTTTCACGTAAGAGCGAATTGGCTGAGCGTATCCGTCAGATGACAGGTCAGGGCGAGATGACTGAAGAGCAGGCTCAGATGCAGCAGATGCAGATGCAGATTGAGATGCAACGAGTTCAACTTGAGTTGTCCAATCTCGAAGCTGATCTGCAGAAGAAACAATCTGAGGTCATGCTTAATCAGGCTAAGGCTCAGGATTATGAGACTGACGAGGGCTCTATTGAGTTGGAGATTCTTAAACTTCAGTCCGACATTCAGATGAAGCGTGAGGATCTGGCTAATAAGCTTCAGCTTGCTGGGGTTCATACACGGGCCAACATGGTTAATAAACAATTGGATGCGAAAACCAAGATTGCACTGGAGGCTTTGAAACCTACTCCAGCGCCTTCTCAGAACTCTAGAGGTAGTTCTCCTAATAAACCGTCAAATAGGTTTCATTAATTTTTACTAATCAAAACCCGAGGATCGATTATGACCGAAGAAGCTGTTATTGAGGATATTTTTGCTGGTGCGGATACGCAGGAGGACTACACTCCTGCGACTGCAGAAGAGCGTGGGGATGTTATAGATGCTGTAGAAGAGAGTGCTGGGACACAAGATGAACAACCAGTTGAGGTAAAAGCTACAACAAAGGAGACTGCAGATGGGTCAACAACAGACGAGCAGACTGAGGAGGAGCAAGTTGCTGAAGAACTTGGAGCAGTTGATGAGACTTCCGATGATACAGCTGAAGAGGCAGAAGCATCGGATGGAACTGAGGAAAATCAAGAAGCTTCTGACCCCGCGCCCTCTATCCCTAAGTCGAGACTTGATGCCGAAGTCGCAAAGCGTAAGGCTTTGGAGGCGCGTCTTGCCGAAGTAGATCGAGCCAAAAAGGTTCAGGCGGATGCTCAGGCTAATCAATATGATTTTGGTGCTAAAGAAGCGGAGTATATGGATGCGGTCTTGGATGGCGATAAAGAGAAAGCCATGGCACTTCGTGGGGAGATTCGTGCTGCAGAGGCGACACAGTATCAGCGAGAAGCACAACAGACTCAGGAAGCTACAATTAATCAGACTCGGGAGCAGTTAGAGTTTGATGTAGTTGTTCAAGAGTCTATGGATAAATATCCAATGCTTAATACAGAAGCAGAGGAAGCTGACTCTAATCTACTTTCGCATACTAATGCTATTTTCTCAGGATATGTACAGCAGGGATATCTGAGAGCAGATGCAATGCGAATGGCAGTGGATACTTCTATTAAGGCATTTCATCCAGAATTGATGAATCCTCCTAGCCTGGGAGAGAGCGAAGGTACTTCTCCTGCTGCACCAGTCCCTGGTACAACTCAAACAGAGGTTAAAAAGAAAGTAGAAACTGCTGCAAAACAGCCGCCAACTCCTGTTGGAGAAAGTAATGCTAATAATGCAGCAGATGCGTTCCCGGATATTTCCAGAATGTCTGATGACGAGTTGATGAACTTTGCCAATAAGAATCCCGATACATTTGCAAAAATGCGTGGGGATTATATTTAATTAACTTTTGACATAACCTATTAGCATTGCTATTATTTTAGTCAAGAATTAGCGTAAGCCTTGGGTCGCTCCCAAGGTGTAACCCTACATACAGGCGTGTTCTTCCTGCGTTAAAGGATGATTTCGTTAGCTTCACGATACGAAGCAACAGTTCGTAAGTGCTGCAAACTTGCGGAGGATCAGCCTCCTAAAAAACAGAACACGTAATAGCGGCTCGTAACCGAAACCTGATTATTTGTTCAACCTTTTTTAGGAGATATTGCAATGGCATATCCTGATCTAAAATCCCCAGGCGCTACTAATTTCGCGGGCCTGGGTACTGAAGCGCTAACGGCGTGGAGTCGCGATTTTTGGGCACAGGCCCGTAACAATTCTTTCATCAATCAGTTCACAGGTAAGGGTGCTAACTCTCTTGTTCAGCGTGTAACTGACCTGACCAAAACCAAGAAGGGAACTCGAGCAGTTATTACTCTCGTAAATGACCTGACCGGTGATGGTATTATGGGTGATTACCAGTTGGAAGGAAACGAAGAGGCGCTTGCAGCATCTCAGATCGATATTGAGATCGATCAGATTCGTAACGCGACTCGTTCCGACGGTAAGCTGGATGAGCAGAAGATGATTATTCAGTTCCGTGAGGAGTCTCGTGATAAGCTAGCTTATTGGGCTGCTGATCGTATCGATCAGGTGGCGTTCCTGACTATGTCTGGTGTTCCATATAGCCGTACCAACAATGGTGCCACTCGTGCTAGTGGTACTACTGGTAAGAACCTAACTGACCTGGCTTTTGCTAGTGACGTGACTGTTCCTTCCAATGAGCGCCATCTCTGCTGGTCAACTGCCAGTTCTTCAACAGACCTGCGTACAGCTACCACTCTTGATCCAGCTGGTGCTGCGACCAATGATGGTACTGTTCTTGCTGATGTTCTTGCTACTCCTTCTTACGAGATGATCGTTAAGCTGAAGGCTTTCGCTAAGGATAACTATATCCGTGGCGTTCGTGGTAAGGGCAATGATGAGTTGTTCCATCTGTTCATGACCCCGCAGGGTATGGCTAAGCTGAAACTGGATTCTGACTTCATTGCTAACGTCCGTAATGCTGGTGTCCGTGGCAACAAGAATGAGCTCTTCGCTGGTTCTTCTTCTGTCGTTGTAGATGGTGTTGTAGTTCATGAGTTCCGTCATGTTTATAGCTCTCAGGCTGCAGGTGGACCTTCTGGTAGTAACGGTGGCGCTAAGCTTGGCTCTAGTAACTCAAGTGCTGCTGCCACTCAGGGCGATATTGATGGACAGCGCGCTCTGTTCTGTGGTGCTCAGGCTCTGGCTCTTGCTGACCTTGGCACAGCCACTTGGGACGAAGAGAACTTCGATTATGGCAATCAGCAGGGTATCTCCGTAGCGAAGATGCTTGGTTTCCGTAAGCCTAAGTTCAATTCAAACTATGTTTCTGGATCTACTGCTCTGCAGGACTTCGGAATCATCGCTTTGGATACTGCGATTTAATGTCGCAAACCAATACGTCGATCCTCGGGTAAGGTAAGACGGCCCCCGATCCTCCCAGGAGGGGAGGGGGTTTTTAATTTGGAGAGAAAATGAAAATAGTTTCTAACGCGAACATGAGAGTAGGCCTTCTTTATGGTCCACAAGTGACTCTAGAGGCAGGTGTACCACAAGAGGTAGAGGATCCTGCTTTAGCTGCACGTTGTTTGGAAATTGGATGCGAAGAAGCTGGTAAATCCAAACTAAAACATACTCCAAAAGTAGAGGTAGCAACTCCTGATATTCCTGTAGAACAAGCAATGCAAATGCTGATTGATGCTGGAGATGAGTCGGCATTTGATGTACATGGGCGTCCTCGTTTGAGCGATCTCAAAGAGATCATGGGCGTTAAAATTACTGCTGAAGAGCGCAATGAAGTTTGGGACAGTATGATCCCGGCTTCTGTGGATCAGACAAATGGCGATAGCGAATGACATCGAGCTAAGAGTTCGTGATCTTTTAAATGATACGGCGGGAGTTCGTTGGGTTGATGCAGAGCTCTTGAGATGGATTAGTGATGCAGAGAAGGAGATTGTGCAACTCCGTCCTGATGCTAACCCCTCCACTATTACTTTTACACCAGCAACTGGACAATCCAGACAAGCCCTTACTACTACTGGAGTGCATCGGTTAATTGATGTCCCAAGGAACACGCATACTAATCGAGCAGTTCGTCTGATTAGTCAGCGAACCTTGGATTCTACAGATGTAGATTGGCATGCAGCCTCAGCTAATTCAGCTGGGAATGTGGATTACTTCGTTTATGACGAACGCAATCCGAAGGTGTTTTATATCTACCCCAATGCCTCATCTACAACCAGATTGGAAGTTATCCAATCCATAGTGCCTTCTGCGATTACTGCAATGACCGGATCTCTGAATATTGGAGATCAATTCATTCCGGCGATTACAGATTATGTTTGTTATCGAGCATTGAGTAAGGATGCTGAGTATGCTGGTGGACCACAGGCAACTGCTTTCCAGCAATCCTTCTATCAATCTCTTGGCGTACAACAGTCAGTCAATGGAGCGGCTAGTCCGAACGTGATCGAAAATGGCCAAACTTGAAACACTGCTACCATCTGTTCGTGCTGAAGTTCCCGGCGCTATGGATATTACAATTATTGATAATATCCGCAGGGCTGCGATTGATTTCTGTGAACGTACTAAGTTTTACAGAGAGGAGCATGACCCTCTGATCACATCCGGAACCATTCAGGAATATGATTTAGATCCTCCATCTGGCACAGTTGTGAGTGATATCATCTGGGTGACCTATGATGGCGATGCTCTAATTGCCAAGACAGATGCTGGGATTCGTCCACATATGAGTGCTGCGGGAACTACGCAGTATTATTCTCTGCTTAATCCTAAATTGCTTGTAGTTGCCCCACAGCCTGCAGCTAGTAAGCAGCTTAAGCTCCGAGTAGCTCTTAAACCGAAACCTACAGCTACTAGTATTGAAGACTATGTCTATGATGAATGGTCAGAGGCTTTTTATCATGGAGCGCTTTATCGAATGTTGAATCAGCCTGGCAAGGATTGGAGTAATCCAGAGGCAGCATTGTATCACCAACAGGCGTTTTTTGATGCCGTTAATACAGCCACGGATGCAGCAGATAACAGTGGAGTCAGTGTGGCGTATACAGTTAAGTATGGTGGAATTTAATGACTCGGGATCAGGAATATAATCGAGTTCTAGGATGGGTCAAAGGAGAGACAGCGGCAGCTGATTTCCTCATGAAAGCATTTGAGGTTACTCAGATTGCTGATGACTTTGTAGATCGAGATGTTCCTGTAGAGCAGATTGATGAACGAGCAATGCTTAGATTATTGCATCTTTGCATGGTGGATATTCCTACGAATCCGTTCTATCAGCAGTATTCCACTTGGTTCATCCCTCTTATGTCTACCAGCTTTACTATCTGGTCTTGTACTGATGAATGGGGGAAGGATTCAAATAAGACAACGCGACAGTTTGGATATGTATACAGAGAGATTTGTGAGCAGATGATCACAATGACAGCGCAACTTCTTGGTGGAGTTGAATGGGCTCGAGAAGTCACTAAGGAGCTTCATAGTTTTTATCACCAGGAAGATCAAGAAACTTTTGAGGATTGGGATAATGAGTAGCGGCGGTGGCGGTAGTCAACAAGCAGAGTCGGAGCAGGAGAAAGCCCTAGCAGAGATGGGAGCAGGTCAGTGGGAGGTTCGTAAGAATCTAATGCCACAGGTTGATTCCCCCTATCTTGACCTCGTTAAGAAGGATCAAACCTCAGCGCTTCAGGGACGAACCAAGGCAGATACCTTCCAGAATATGAATTTCACTCAGATGAATCCTAATGCAAATGCAGCTATGATGGGAAAAGATACTCTAGCTCTTGGAGAAGGACTTGGAGCTGGACTATCTGCTGCTAGAGATTCTGCACTTGGTCGTAGAGATTCTGGGATGCAACATGCAATCACTACAGGTGCTAAGACAGGTGCTACAGCTGTTGATTCAATGGGGCAATTGGCACAACAGCAGGCGGATCTAGCAGCCAAGAAAGCAGAGGCCCGAATGGCAGAGCGTCAGGCTACGATGAATATGGTTGGAGACCTGGTTGGGGCAGGCGTTAAGAGATATGGCGGGCCTAAGAGCGGTGGGGGCGGTTCTCCTATGCTTGGTTCTAATGTTGAGAGAGGACTATCTAGTACGGGATGGAAACCTACAGGCAGTCATACTTATAACAGACCTGCTGCGCCTTCTAGACCATTTGGTAGGAGATAGTTATGAGCGCCGATTCAATTGCAGCAGGAGTAACCAGAGAAGAGTGGGATTGGTATCAGAAGAACATTGTTCCGATGATGCAAGAGCAAATCACTAATCTTAGCGATACCTCAAGTATTGGAGCCAATGTAGCAGACACCCAACAGGCTATGACTACTGCTAAAGAGTCACAGGCTCGTAACCTGGCTCGTTACGGTGGACAGCTTAGCAGTTCTCAACAGACTGCTCTTACTCGTGCTCAATCTTTAGGACAGAGTGCAAATATGGCAGGGGCTGCTAATAACACAAGACTTGGTTTGATTGATCGTAAGACTCAGGGGTTGGGAAACATGTTGGCTACGATTCAGGGAGTTTCTGCCTCGGCACAAAGTGGTTTGAATAATGCAGCAAGTATGGCTGCACAACGAGAAGGTAATAACGCCGCACTTAAGGCACAACAGAAAGCACAGAATATGCAGATGTTAGGCACTCTGGGAGCAGCGGCTATTATGTTTTTATAGGTTCGCGGAAGGATAAAACATGGGTTATAACATTTCATCATACGGAAGCAAAGGACGTAATCCTTTAAGTCCGATTCTCGAAGCTATTCAATATAATAGAGAGAGAGCTGAGGATCTTCGTCGTTGGGAAGCGCAGCATGCTATAGATCAAGAGCAAATGGCTATGAGCAGAGCTCTTAACCGTAGACAACAGCGTGAGTTCGATGCCGAGATTTACAATAAAGAGTTTAAAAACAAAGCTCTTAAGTGGGGTGATATTCGCTATAAGAGAGTAGGTTCTCAGCGAGTTAAACGATCTGCACACGAGGTGATCACAGATCCTCGATTTATGCCGTTCCTAACAAATCATGGATATAGCCGTATGCTTGGCCCAGAGCGGGGGAAGTATAGTGACTATCAAACTTATGAGGTAAAACCAGGCCTGTATGCAATCGGGATGAAAAATCCTGATACTGGGAAGGTTGTCCCTCTTAGTTCTTCTCCGGATGGTCGAGACCCTCAGACTTTTACTCAAGAGCAAGCAGAAGGAATTCTGAATACTCTGGAAGAGGGGATTCGCAAGCAAGCAAGATATGGTGGAGCGGTTTCAAGTCTTGACCAGGAACTGGATCGAGGTCTTGTTGACACAGTTTATGACCCTCAACGCCGTGCTGCTCGTGCCGAGGCATTGGGCATGACTGCACCAGAGCGCATGACTGCAGCAGAGCTCCAGGCTATTGAAGATGGTTATACCGGAAAGAGATACTCTCGATCTCATCGAGCTAATCTGGATCCAGAGACTCTTCGCAAAATCGAGCAGATTGATTCTTCTGTGGAAGGGCAGGCTCAGGTTCAGCTTCGCCCGGAAGAGAGACAAGTTGAACCTGTTGTAGAAACTAAAGACACACAAACGTCTGGGAATTATTACCAGCAACTTCTTGCTACAGGGGACGGGCTTAGTGATTTCGAGAGGACTAAGTTTGAACACAATGCAGCAGTTCTTGCAGATATTGAGCAGCGATATGAGGCAGGAGACATTACTCTTGGGGAATACAACGCAGAGATCGAGAAAGCTAGCAAGCAAAAGATTGGAGGAATCCCTTCCGGTTTAGTCCAATATGGAACCCCTGCTGCGGATGACGCTTGGTGGGATGGTGCTTATAAATTAGGCGGCGAAGCTGTAGATTGGGCTTTCGAGTATGCAAAAGAGAATCCAGGTGAGTTAGCATCCTATGGGTTGATGTTTATTCCCGGTTTAGGCTGGGTTGCAACCGGATACCGTGCAATTAAAAAATTGGCTAAGGCCAAGAAATGGGGTAAAAGATCACTACAGGCTCTTAAAGGGCTTAATGTTGCAGGTCGTAGGGCAATGGGAACTACCACTCGTAAGTGGGGTGGTAAAACAATTCCACTGAATAAGAAGACTTATACGACCAAAGCGCAAGCTGAATCTGCATTGCGTCGTTCTAACTTTGATGGACTTGATGCTCATAAAGTTGTTCAGAACAGTAAAGGGGAATGGACGCTTGCACCTACCGTTGGAAATATAGCTACGTCAAAAGGGACTATGTTTGCAGCAGGAGCCGCTGGTCTTGTCGCTTCTAGTGATGGCGAGCAGGCTAAAGTTGCAGGAGGCGCGGTCTCCCCAGCTCAACAGGCTCGAGCGGAGAAAGCTGCTGAGACTATGAGCAGGAAGGAAGCTAGTAAGCTCCTCACACAGAGAGGTCGTTACGCCAAGTTCAAACAACTCTCAGCGCTTAAAGTACTGCAGGATGCGGAAGAAATTCCTGCAGACTCTGTTGCTAATTTCATGGAGACTGGGACGGTCACGCTTAATACAAAAGAGTTGGCAGATCTTCGAGAGAAAGCGAGAAAGGCTAAAAAAGATAAACAACCTTCTTATTCAGACTTCAATAACAGCTATGAATTCTATGCAGAAGGTAAGGATAATCCTTACTTCAGCCAATTGGAGCATGCAGAGTTCACCAACAATACTCGAATTGGTGGATTTGCCCTTAACCCTAACAATGTTCAGCACGGACAAATGCTCGCTCGAGCGCTTAAAGATCTAGAGCGCGCAGTACGTAGCGGAGACAACGATTGGATTCCGTGGAATGAGACAGAGAAGTCAGATATTAACTATCAATCTCTAGACCCATTTATTGCTTTGAGACTTATGAACCGAAAGTTCTCTGATTCTGAGTTGGATACGTATGGAGAGCAACTCCACTTAGCGTTTAAAGGACTAAATCCTGGTATCAAGCAAAGCGCAATGAAAGCGGTGGCGGAATTGGTTCGAGAACACGAGATGGATGTAGATACAGCGATTGCCAACATTGAATCTGAACTGAGTCGATAACTGTGACTGTTGATGCAAGGGCAATTCTTGCCAAACATCTAAAAGACGCTGATACAGGGGTTTCTCCAGAAGGGGAGACTCTTCGTTTTAGTGGGTATGATGCGCCTGAAAAAGGGTTAGTTTCTGAAGTACTTGCTCGCAATATTACTGAAGCAACTTTGGCTCAGAATCCCGAATATAGTTATGAAGGTCGGGATAAATATGGCAGACGACTTGTAGACGTACCACAGCTTCGACATAATCAATTGCTCTATGGGCCCTCTTCTACTACTAGATGGTCAGATGCACAAGACAACATTGATGCTAGAACTCGGTCCTATCTTCAAGAACTAGATCCGGAAGGAGTTACAGTCCCAGAAGAGCTTCAACCTTTCTATCAACAGTCCAGAGAGTGGAGTAAAAATAACTCCATGCCTGCGACACAAATTCGCTTGGGGTATAAGCCCGGAGTAGTTGAATCAAGCTGGGAGCGAGGTAAAGGCAATCTCCATATGAACCTGGGGATGTTCGGCAAAGCGCTTGGAGATCTTATTGGCTCTGATTCGATGCAGGATTGGGGATGGAAGCATGCACGACGAGGACAACGCAAGGCTCAGAATTATCTCCAACGAGTTAAGAACTTTGATGAAGTTCTGGATGATCCTACCAAGTTCGTTACTTATGTAACCGAGGCAGTTGTAGAGAATCTCCCCAATCTTGGATTTGATATAACAACTGGTTTTGCTACAGGCGGCGGCGCTGTAATTGCCAAGAAACTGGGATGGGGGTTGCTTAAAGACCAGGTGTTCTCCAAAGGGATGCAGGTTGGAATGGCTGGGGCGATATATCCTCAGATGGTTGGTGAGACTAAAGCTCAGATGGAACAGGAAGGGATGGATTCCGATGTAGCTCCTTTCCTTACTGGTATCGCAAAAACTGGGGCTGAACTCTATGGACTGAATCGATTGGTTCGGGGGTCTGCCGGATTAATTAAAGTCCCCTCCAAGACAGTAGGGGAGTTTGCACGAAGACTCAGTATCGAAGCCTCCAAACAGTTTGGAGTGGAAGCAGGAACTGAATCATTCCAACAGGCGCTGGATTTCCTCACTCTTAAAGCTATCGACTCGAATTACGATATCTTCACAGAAGATAATTGGGATGAACTCCGTGAGTCCTTCTTCCGTGGTGGATTCGCTGGAGGTGGTACTGCAGCAATGACCGGAGGTGCATCCGGGACTGTCGGTATGTTACGATCTAAGGGTTCTTTACCCGAGGATAGTGACAATGAGCAACGTTATCAGTCTGGCGAACCAGACAGAGATCAACGAGCTCCTGACATCGATGGAGCCCCGGATCAAGGAGATGTCGTTGGAGGCATTCCAGACTATGATCCAACTCAAGATGCCCCCGATGCCGGAGCGGTGGTACAGCCAGACGACCCAGGAATATCAGACGACCCAGGAGTATCAGACGACCCAGGAGTATCAGACATACCTGAAGGAGTTGAAACTGGAACCCCTGTTGGTCGAACTTTTAACAACCGTGAGAAGCCTACAGAAACCGGAAGGCCTACCAGTGAACTAACTGTTGAAGAAGAGCAAGAACTTCGTGACATCATAGCGAATCTTGAAAATGAACAGTTAGAGGGAACAGATGAGGTAACAGAAGCCTTTGAAGGTCTGGATGAGTTTGAAACTCGTCGTGAACTCCTGCGTCAGAAAGGTTGGGTCCAATCCCGCCATATGACTGAGGAGAATCCTACTACCAAGAAGCGCGTTCCAACAATAATTCCTCCCGAAGTCCGTGCTCGGGAAGCAATTAAACAGATTACTACTGCTGCGAATAACCCAGCCGGAGCAACCGTCAGTCTCAATCGAAATGGGAAACCTTGGCAGTTCAGTATCTTTGAGATTATCAAACTCGGCAGGGAACTCGATCACGCAGAGAAGGCCAATTATGAATCGGATACTCGGAATGTTGCCACCAAGATTGGAGATTGGTTTGCGTCAGGAGTAGGCCGACTCATTGAGACCGGCCAGGTTACGATTCCTGAGAAGTACGGGAAGCAACCGAAGAAAGGCGATATCCATTCTGACAAGGCGGGGAAATATCGAATCAACCCTCGTATGGAGTGGGTTAAGGATGCCATCTTCACAGGGACAAAGAATCATCCTAAACAGAGTCTGAAAGGTGGAATCTTCAATCGTCCTGTTGCCAATATCAATGGGAAATGGTTCACAGTCTCGGATCTCTTAAATGCACAAAAGAGTCTTGGTCGAAAGGCATCTGATGAAGATCTCCTCAAAGGATTCGATGACGAGTATCTCCAGGATCTCAGATTGGATCTGGAGACTGCCACCACGGAAGATGCACAGGAAATTAGTGATCGAATCGAAGATCGGGAGCGCTCTGAGTTGGAGGGGGCAGAACAGGGAACTACCATGCATCAAGCGGAGGGAGCTTCTGAGCTTTCCACCAGCAAAGACGAGGCAGTCAAAAGAAGGGAAGAGGGATTCGATGAGGAAGGGAATCCTATTCGTTATCCTATTCCAAAACGAAAGAGAAAAGTTACTCCAGAAGAGCAGGTCGCTAGAGCGATTGAAGAGGTAACAGCAAAAGGAACAAAGACCACCAAAAAGTGGCTTAAAGTGGCAGATGGCGTCAAGATGTCTATGTTCCCTGCCCCTAAAGAGCGTAAGGGTTATACAGCCAAGCAGGTCAAAGGGAAGGAAGGTGGGCAGTTAATTCTTGTCGAGAAAGTGTACGAGAAGAAAGAAAAAGAACCTGCAGCAAAAGCATCACGATCTCTCCGTAAAGACATCCAGGAAATTCTCGATACTTTCTATCCACATGCTTGGGATCATATTCGAGCCATTGGTCCGAAGTTACAGGCGCTAGTGGATGCGGATATCAAAAGCATCCGAGAGAAGGGCTATCCTGCTAGGCTCCTTTCTGAACTTGCTCCAGTAATGGAGGGGAGATCTACAAAACATCATGGAGTTTATCTTCCTGGTCACAAAGCTATAGTTCTTAGTGATACGCAGTATAGATTACAGAAAGTCCCTCCTCGTAAAGGGAATTGGCTTGGACTAGTAGTTCTGACAGATGTTTCAGAAGCAGTTCGTCAGTTCACTTTTGCTCATGAGCTAGGACACCATTTGGATTTTGACCTGGGGAATCCTAGTCATAAACTCAGCAACTCTGAGATCAAAAAGATCGAGAAAGAGATGCGGATAGTGTTCGATGAGTTTGAAATACCAAAACCCCTGCAGCATGAGTATGCGTCACATAGAAAACAGAGAAAAGCTACACGTATAAGAGAAGAGTTATTTGCAAATATGCATGCCCTCTATCATACTTATAATCTGGCTGAGGTTGAAGGTGGCGAATCGGATACTGGCAATTTCTTATTTGAAGAGGTAATCGAGAATGCGTTTAAGCAAGCAAGAAGCAATAAAAATCCATCGAGAGCTTCAAAAAATATACGACCAATACGAGAAGACGTTTCAAGAGGAGGTACCGTCAGCAGGAGGGTTCCCGTTCCCCATCGAAGCAGTGATGGAAGCAATCGAGACCAAGAAACCTCTTCCGACAGACATGGAACACGCACTCTAGGCGACTCTACTCGAGTCAAGGCTCTAAGAGCCAGACTCAAAACACCCGCTGGCCTGAAACAGGCTTACGATGTAACAGAGAAATTTGCCAAGAAGTGGTTCTTCGATGCGGATTCAACATTGCGTTCTATCCCTGGTTCTACTTGGTTGGCGAATCAACTCCACCAACAAACAGGTGAGAAGAATACTGGAACTCCTCTATCCAGGGCAGTTCGTATAGCTGCCGGGCCATTCCAAACTCGTCTCCATAGAATCATCAAGCAGGGGCACTCTATGCCTAAAGGGCGTAAGAAGCTGGACCCCCGCGTCTGGAATAAACATAGCGAGGAGCTGAAACGTCAGAGTGAAAAGATCGTAAAAGAACTTACTACGCTCCCCGATTCAGAACTCTCTCCAAAGGCGAAGCAGATTAGAATCCTCCTCGATAACTACCTTGTCTGGATGAATACTGAACATAAGAAGATTCGAGGCAAGCAGGGGAAGAGAGGACAATCTCTAATCCAGCATCGTAAAAACTTCTTCCCTCGTATCTATCATACTTATGCGCTTGAAGAGTATGGGGGTCGATTCAACGAACTGTTGGTGAAATATCACCCTGGAATGTCTCTCAAAGGTGCGAACCAGATTCGTAAAAAGCTCATCGAACATGGCGGTACTCTAGAGACTCTGACCGATCTGGAATTGTCCGAGCTACCTGCTGGGTTCCAGCATGCGCATCAGAGACAGATTAATATCCCTGACTCTGTACTGGCAAAAGATAACTTCATCGAAACAGATCTGGCAACAGCACTCGATCTCTATTTCCACCGAGGTGCCAAATCAATCGAGTGGGAACGGCGGTTCGGCGGCTTCCGCAATGTAAAAGTAAGGGATGAGAATGGAGAAGTCCGTGATGTGGAGATGTGGGATCGATCTCTCCGAATCAAGGATGAGTTGGCTAAGATGCGCGAAGCTGGCGCAACAGAGGCAGAGATTCGTACTACTCGTCAGGTGCTGTTGGCGCATGAAGGCCGACTTGGATCAGATATGTCTCCGAAATGGCAGAAGCGTCAGGATTGGACTCAGACCTTTTTGTATTGGAACATCCTCCCATTCGCTGCGATCTCTTCCATGATGGATCCCTTTATGGTGCTTGTTCGTAACGATGGGGATCTTAAAGCAGCATGGAAGGGAGCTAACCAAGCAATTCAGGCAATGCGTAAGGATCGAAGCACTCTGGTCGATCTTGCAGAGTGGATTGGAGTAATTGCAGAACAACATACCGCCCACGCGATCCAGGATCAGGTTGAGTTTGGTGCAACGAGGGGATCCCCAAATAGATGGAATGAGCGACTATTCCATCTAAACGGTATGCATAATCTGACTAAGGCCTCTCGATTGATGGCATTGTCTGCTGGTAGTAGTTTTCTCCAAGCGCATGGAGGTATTGTGAAGAAGGGTAGCTCTTTTGCACTGAAGAAAGGCCCAGTTAGCAAAGAGAGTCAACGCTACCTCGATGAACTTAATCTAAGCAGAGAAGATGTTCTGAAATGGTTCAATCGTCCTCCAGAGCAGTATGGTCAGCCCGATCCTGGTGAGCATGATGCAGTGATAAGTGCTCTGAACCAGTTTGTGGACGAGGCGATTCTTCGTCCTGATGCATCTCAACGACCATTCTGGGCATCGGATCCTAGATTCAAGCTTGTATTCATGCTCAAGGGATTCACTTATTCATTCACCAAGACAATTCTCACTCGAGTTTATACAGAGATTCGTAATAAGCTCGAGCAGAAAGGCCCAGTGGATCCATCGGTTTATTATCCTCTGCTTTATGCTGGTACTGCGATCCCAGTAGCGATGGTAAGTATTCTCCTGAAAGATGCTATTAAATTCAGTACTTCGGATCAAGAGCCTCCTGAGCGAGATTGGCTGGATGCATGGAGCAGGTCAGGAACAATGGGGCCACTGGAAGGGCTGATTGATGTTCGGTATGGCTATGAATCCAATCTCCCTGTGGTAGGAGCAATTAGTCCTGCATTTAGTTTTTTTGCTGATGCTTCGACTCAACAATTGCAAACAACAATGAGTAAATCAATTCCTGGTATTTCTTGGACTGCAGGTACTAGAGATTGGGTGCAAAATTTATAATTTGAAAACATTAGCATTACTGATATACTTTGTCATGCATAGCCAAAATGCTGAGAACAACCTCCGTAGGAGTTAAAGAATGGCGTATTACGAAACGATTAATCTCGTCTCTGGTGACGATAAACCAGAATTGAATTTCACTTTACGTGACTCTAATACTGCTGCATCTGGTATGACACTAGATGAAGATGATCCTACGACTTG